CGTCTACACCACCGAGGACTTTGCCGGAAACTTGGTGGAGCGACCCTACACCTCGATTTTCTGCCCTGACTGTGGCAAGCGAATCGAAGCACCAGGGCCAACTCGTCCGTTCAAGTTAAGGCCGGAACAGCGATGAACCACACCGTGACCTGCCCCATCTGCGGGGAAGAAAACACCTTGGAAATAGATCTCGCAGCCTTTGACGCTTGGAAGAGTGGAACGTTCATTCAAGACGCTTTCCCTGACTTGACATCAAGCGAGCGAGAGTTAATAATGACTGGTATCGACCAGCGATGCTGGGACAAAATAGGGGAGTAAAAATGACAAACTATGTTGACGTTAGAACGAGCGCACGAGAGGCCACATTTCCGACTCTGTACGAAGCAGAGTGTTGGGCAGAGCGAGTCCTAGGGGATTACCCCTCAATGGGCTACAACACCAGTTGCTCAATCCGCAAGCTCGAGGGAAACGCCTGGAGAGTGGATGTCAAGCGTTGGAACAGTTGCGACTAATGAACCCCATTATCATCATCTTGGTAATTTGGGCGCTGGCAATAATGGCTATAAGGAGGAACAATGGTTAAAGAGTTTGGATCTAAAAAAGGCAACTGGCACATCGAGGGCTGGGTCAGCCTAAGCATCCGAGACTTCGGCCTCGGGCTGGTGTTCCACGGAGTTTGGAAGAAGCAGAACAAGGCGTTTGGCGTTGACCTGACGATTCTGTTCTTTGAGTTCCACTTTGAGACTTGGAAGTGGTCGGTATGACAACTGAACTAATCGAGAAGCCCGAACAGGCCACCTGCCAACACCAATGGTGGAACCTAATTCACGTCAACTGCTGCATGAAGTGCGGGAAGCCACGATGACTTATGCTTGGGAACTTTGGCTATTGTTTGTGCCAATTGTTTTGATGCTTGGCTTCTACGCTTGGCTAGACCGATGACCCACGCCGAGCGCAAAGCCATGCGGGATAAGCACCACCTCTATTATGAGGAGGATTTGGTTGAGTGCGTTGCTTGCTCCACGCCCGAAGACAGCGTTGAGTGGCCCTGCGACGTAATAAAGGTGCTGGACTACCTCGACGTTGTAGATCCAATGCCAATCGAAATCAACTGGCAAGGAGGCAAGTAATGGGAAAGAAGCTCGACGAGGCGCATAACCGCCTATGGGTGGAGACCCAACACCACACCCGCCTGAGCATCACCAGGGGAGACGCCTACGAGACAGGCTTTGCCAATGGCTTTGCCGAGGCCCTGCGAATTGTTGCGGAGATTCGGAACCGCTAATGCTTGGCCTGACCATCTTCGCTCTAATCATCATCGCTCTATTCTTGGACTATGCCCGCAGAGGGCTCTAGATGACCGTCTGCGCCGCTCTAATCACCTCCGAGGGGGTTTGGTTAGGAGCGGACTCTTTGGCGGCTGACGAGTCTCTAGCCTCGCTATCGGCTACCCCCAAGGTCGGGCGCTTCGGTGACTTGCTCATCGGCTTTGCTGGTTCTTGGAAAGCGGGCGAACAAATGTTCGATTTGGCTAGCAAGGCTCACATGCCGACCATGCGCCAACTGCTCGACAACTTT